GTTCTGGGCGTGTAGATGAATCATGTTCCAGTGATTAAACCCGTAATCCATACTCGCCCACGTCTCCCACTGGCGCGGCGGAACAAACGAATCGGTTACATGCAGGTCATACATCCACGCATCAAAGTACGCCCCCGCACTGACCTCCCAATCCCCGTCCCGATACGCCCGTTTCTCGACCCCCGTCAGTTCGTCCAAGTTGCCCCGATAATCCGGGTTCACAAAATTGTTATCATCCACCGTCGCAAAAATAAACTTCCGCGTCCGATCCTCCACCGCCTTATGCTTCCGCTCATGGTCGATAAACCGCTTCTTATAAAATTTATGCCCCACCCCCAACGGATTGGTGCTGTTATAAATGCGCGGCCTCCAACCCTCTTTGCTCGTCCGCGCACTCTGCCGCAACGCCTTATGCGCCTTCTCAGTCAAAGTCGTGGCCTCTTCAATGATGATCTCGTCATACTCCAACCCAGCATAATTCAACGCCTCTTTCTCGTTGTTAAAATGCCCGATGATGATCTGACTGCCATTCGGGAATCGCAAACGCCCCTTCGTGTACACATGCGGCACCTGATCCAGTACCGCCCCCACCAAGTCCTCGATCTGTTCTTGCGCTCGCTTCCCCGTCTTTCTCAGATACAACACCTTCAGCCCCGCAAACCGCTGGCAATCATCCACCGCCGCCACTGCAAACAACGCAAAGGATTTTCCCGGTCCCTTCGCGCCGCCCATCCCAATTTCTGGCGTGCCTGTTTCGCCCTCGATATGCGGCGCATCATCCACCCGTCGCGCCCACGCCGCAAATTCAAGCTGCTTCGGTTGCAAAATAACCCCCGCCGCCTCAAACCGCTCGATCTGATCCGCCGGATTCCCTGCCGCCGCCACCGCGATTCTGTACGCCGCCCATCCCCCACCCGGATACGCCCGCGCCACCTTCACATCTAATCCAGACTTTCCCCGCAACCGCGCCATCCACGCCGCCGCCAGTGCCGCCGTCTGAATATCCCTAGTGTTTTGCTTTACAGAAAGCGTCTTATGCCCAGTGTTCAACCCATCATCTCCATCATCGGCAGCGTATACGGTGCCGCCAATCGCTTCCGCGCAACCTCGACATACTTCCGCGAGCTATCGCCACAAATAAATCGGCGACCCGTCTGCCTCGCTGCTATCGCTGTAGTGCCACTTCCTACACACGGGTCAAAAACCAATTCGCCGGGTTGCGTGTACGTCCGGATGAGGTACTCAAATAATGCCACAGGCTTCTGCGTCGGGTGTACCGTTGTACTCCTGCTGCTATCGAAACGAGTAGCATCAAATGGGATATAAACCACGCTGCGCGGGTAGGCTTGTCCCCGATTATCGTATTCGTAATCTTTCGCGTAGTTGCCGTAAACTTCACTCTTGGAATGGTCTTTCCATTGGGCTCTAACACGCTGTTTTGTTGGTGTCATTTGCGCGTTATAGGTGGGCTTGCCTTCATGGAAAATCAAAATATGCTCATGATCCTTAAGCGGCTTGCGCTGCACATCCAAGAAGTTGGTTGCTACGGATTTATGCCATACCCAATCATATTTATAGCCGTCTAAATTCGTGCTGATAAGCTGTGCAGCAAAGCGCATCGAGGCGGTTAAGGCGATAACGCCGCCGTCCTTAATCACGCGCTTAAACTCCGTCCACATCGGCACAAGCGGGATGACCGTATCCCACGCCGCTTGTGTTATTCCATACGGCAGATCACACAGGATCAAATCCACCGATTGCGACGGCAGCGCATTACACAGTGTCATCAAATCTAAATGATGAATCGTGTTATCCCTAACGGCATATTCTGGTAGCGCCAACATCCAAGTAATCCTTTACGGTTCGTGTCTTATTCCCCCTCCCTGTGGACGGGTTTAGGGGGTGGGGGTTTCCGCCTGCGCCCGAATCATCTCCTCAAACGCCTGCACCACATCGCTCATATCTAACCGCATCGCCCCGATCAATTGCATCACATCCGGCGATAGCCCCAGCGCCGCGCCATCCGCACCCGTTACTTCCGTCCGCTTTGTCCAGCCGCGCTCTTTGCCCATCGTCTCCAAAACGAACAGCACAGCCTTTAACTCGCCCTTGTCCACCGCTTCCATCAGTTTCGATTCTGCCCGGTCAACCAATGACTCACGCTCCTGCGCCACGACCCCCACCAAATCAGGCCACCGCGTTAGATAGTTGTCCACCGTCTGCCGTGAGCAGTCCAATGCCTCAGCAATCACCGACTTAATCCCCCGGCTGCCGATGATCGCCTCGCGGAATGTCCGCCTGCTAAACTTTGTTTTTCCCGCCATCGTGTCCAATCATGCCCAAACTATGCCCGTCCCGGCGCGTCTGATAAATCACTATACGAAATCTAATAACTTCAACCCTATCCTAAATCACCACGTTTCCATTTAACGATCATTCGTACCAAAACAATCAAAAAACCGCCCATTTCGGACGGTTTTGCATATCTTTGCGTATCATTTTCGCCTATTCTTTGACTGACTCCGCGCCAACTTTTACAAGGCGTTCAATAACTTCTCTTGCGCGTTCCCCACCGTCTTGATCCCCCCCCGCGTAAAACGCTAGAGCATCGAACAAAACTACAAACCGCTGCTTCAAAACAACTAATATAGCCGAATTCTCCTCAGCCACATCAATGTAATGCCGGATACTATCGTGATCAACCGCAAATGAATATTGCTCTTGCGCCTCCTCGAGTAAAAGCCCTATGGGCGCATTAAAAGCATTATCGTATAACTTGGCACGTTCTTTTTCGCGATGATGATTCATTTTCCATTTCTCCTTAAGCCGCCATATACCCACGCCGTTCACCCAATCGCACCAGTTTACCCTCGCCCGCCAGCCGCCGCATGTACCGCCGCAACGTCGCCTCAGATCGTGCGTTCTCCTCGTCCATCCATGCCTGTACCATCCACGGATACACCCGCCGATAGTTGACCTGCAATCTGCTCACGATCTGGATGATTTGCGTATCCATGCAACCATAATACTTTCACAATGATTTACAATAATTCTACCAGAAATTGTGATCGTTCACAGTTAAATCTCCGTTTCATTTTCCCCTTGACATCAAAAAAAGGAGCAGGCCGTCAACTGCCCACCCCTTGAAATTATTGTCCCCCGATGCCTCGTGACACTGTACGATATTCATTGTTGCTTGCCGGGCTTCGGATGCCTATTCTTTTTCGTCCGCGTCACCGGAATAGTCAGCGATCATCTTGACCAAATTATAAATAGGGTAGACATACTGCACATCATCCCCGTTCAAAATAATTAACCCGTCACGGATTACAAGTGATCCGATACTAGTGCGTTGGTCAACCTCAATCACCCCATCTACCCCGCGATATTGAATTGTGTAATGTGCTATTGTTGCCATATCAGCCCTCCCCTTGACTACTGAAATAGATATAGAATTTCCCTTGTAACTTGCGAAATATTAACCCTTTGTCGGTCAGGACTTTTAACCGTTTCCGTACATGCCCATGTACCCACCAGACCATACTGGCGCATATTTCCTCAGACGTTTTAGGTTTGCGACATATGATCGCCAAAATGTCCACGTCACAGTAGCTTATTCTTTTCATTCCACCGTCACCCGCAACACTGTCGATTCATCCATCTCTTCAGCCGCCGCATATGCCGCCGCCGAGTCGTAATACCCCACGCCCACCGCATCCTCTTCCCGATTAAACACCAGCGACGGGATCACCACCCACACCCATCCCGGGCGCTTCTCAGTCGCTAATTTATCTGTCATCATTGGTGGGCTGGAGTCCTCCAGAACCATCTTCAGCCCTATCAGGCAAAACCTTGCATCATCAATATCAAGCCCTTCTCCACTATTAATCTTGATCTCCAGCGCATCCACCAACGCGCAAATAATTCTGTTCATCTTACCCCCCTTTAATCGACACAATCACAATGTTGTCGCCTCTGCCTCTCGCCACGCCCATGCAGCCAACCTATCCATAGCGACTACATAACAGCGGTTCGGCCTTCCGTTCCGTACCAAATAACCCATCCTGATGAGTTTCTCGCACCAGCCGTATACGGTGGTGTGATTGGCGTAAACTTTTGCGCCGATTTCCTCAAGGGTCGGCGCGTAGCCATGTAGCCTACGGTAGGTCTCGATATACAGCAGAAGCTCTAGTTGGTCGGAAGTGAGGCCGTTATTCATTCAGCCCGATCCTTCCAACCTGCGGCTTCTATTCTTAGGTTATCTAACACCTTTGCCAGCTTCGCCAGTATCACGCGCAGGTCGTGTCCATCTCCTGCGTCATAGGGGTCGCGTCCATACGACTCCGCGGCTTCAAGTTCTTTGCGCTGGCGTTCATTTAAAACATCGTCACGCCATTTCCACGTTCCATCTTCATTTCGCGTTTTGATAATCATTTCTCTCCCCTTTTCTTATTGGTTTAGGTAAGTTGCTTTCTATTCCCCACAATGCAAGTTGCGTCTGCGCGGGAGTGTCGAGTCGTGCGGCTTCACCCGCTTTAAAAGTATTGTCTTTGGGTTGTCGAACCTGCTTCGGTGTGGGCGATGGCTTTACGGTTTCACGGATGACAGCGAGGGCATGGGGGATGTCCGATTGAACGCCCATGACATTGATGTAAGGCTTAGAATCCCGTTTCGTTTTAGCCTGCTGATAGGCCACGTCTGCATACTTAGCGTACCGATCACAGCTAAAGCTTGCTTCCGGATGGTCAAAAGCAAGTGACTGATACATATGCGCTTCGTTTTCCCATAATTCCCATGTGAAGTGGTCACGTGGGCTTACCCAATCTTTGTGCGGTAGATCATCGACAGTGATTGGTGCCACTTCTGCGGGTTCGGGTTCACGCATCATAAATGCGCCGAGCTGCCCGAGCATCCACTTGACCTCGCTCATACTTCCATCAACGCGCTTAATGAGTAATTCGTAGATACCATCGCTCAAGATGTCCGAGACGGTAGCGCGATCACCGCAAGCGTTTTGAAACACATCGCCCGCCTGGCAAAACGAGTAGTGAGATTGGGTCACAATTTTCAGTTCCATGCTAATCATTTCTCTCCCTTTGTAGAATGCCTATTGTCCCAACTCAAACCTCACGCCCCCAATCTCGCCAGAAACTCAGCGCGACCATTCGTTCCCGCTGCCGCCGCCTCAAACCGCAGACTCAGCGTCTCACCATTCATCCCCCCCGCATACGCCGAATCGCTCATCACCTTTCGGATGTTCCGATACAACCTGTGTTGGCACATGTCCCGCGCCAAACTATTCCGTACCTCGATCACATAACACTCGCCCTCGACGGCCAGCAGCCGCGATTCTTTCAGATACGGGTCAAACCCCATCGCCCCCAACTGTAACCGCAATTGCGCCCATGCGCCCCGCCATACCTTAACCGCCGCGGCATTAATCCCCGCCTCAACATCCGGCTTCACTTCGCGGGTCTCAACCATCGGCTGATAATCAAACTCCATCGATTTCACGGAGGAAGAAGGGGGGGTAAGGGGGGATGTTGGTGGCATTCCTGTACGAATACGCTTCACCGCCCAACCCGCCCGCATCTGCGTCGGAATTCGTTCTCTCTCGCTTTCGGTTGACCACACAGTCACCAGCGCTGCCCCAAACTGCTCAACTAACCCGCTTGCAACAAGTTCGTCCATTCCGATCCGTGTCGCAGCTTCCGGGATTTCAACTTTTGCCAATCTGAGACCGCTTGATTTATCAACCGTCGCCGCATCCCTTGCGCTTGTTAATTTGGGCTTTTTATTTTGTTGTTTAAAAGGTTGTGATTCTTCTTTGATGTAGGTCGAAGTTGTACCCACCCTCGGTAGAACTTCGACCAACCCTCGGACGAACTTGTACCTACCCTCGGACGAACTTGTACCTACCCTCGTCCCGCCTTGTTTCGACGGCGCATCGGGTGCATGAATGCTCACGCCCGTTACTTTCGCCGCCAGCTTTTCATAATCCAACGTGTACCACTTCCGGCAGTCGCCCCGATGCTTGTTCATCTGCTTGCTAATTAGAACACCCGCATCTTCCAAATCACCAACCCACCGCTCCACCGTCTTAAAACTTACACCCGGAAAATGGCTGCTCACCCAATCCCGGTATCCGTTGTATGTCCACCACCGCCCCTCACGGAAGTGATCGGCCTTTCCCGTCTCCGCGTTATAACTCACCCACTCATGAATCTTCTGGATGATCGCCGCCTTGCCCCATCCATCAGTTCCGTGATCGCTGGAAAACGCCAGCACCAGCGGCATCTGAACAATCAGCGCCTCGCGTCCCTGCACCAGCGGCTTCCCGCCCTTCCACGCTGTTTCTCTTCTTTTTCTCGCCAGCATCGCCAGCAGCCAGCACCATAAGTTAGCCAACATAATCCGCTCTCCTCTTTATATAAGGGCGAGTGATGCCTCGCCCTCTTATCTATGTTTTATCGACCATCACCTAAGAGTTGTACGGGTCGAACCCCGGCGTTACTCCAATTGCAAACGGAACACCAGAATCCGCAATCTTCCATTGGCTCGCCATGTCGCCCGTCTCCCACAGAGCGATCTTGAAACTGGGGCAATTGAAAGCTAATCATCAATTCCCCGTGTCCACATGCACAATCATAGTCTTGCTGAACATTTTCAGCTTCAGGCCATCTCTTTAATAATGCTTTGATGTTCTTTTCGTCTTTCATAAACCGCTTTCTCCAAACCTATTGTAAATCGCCTTCATGATCGGATAGGCCACTTGTGTCACCACACCATTCCCTAATGCCCTCAGCCGCGCCGCCCTGTGCGCTTGCTTTTCTTGCGTGGTACGTGGTGGCTCGTAACTATACTGCGCTTCGCCGGGACGGGCAGGCCATCGGGGTTTGAGTAGCCAGCCGGGAGACCCATGAGCATATCTACCCAATCCGCATTGAGCTGCCCCGTTGCGGACGCCCTGATGATGTCGCCGGGCAGCGTATCCCGCACCCCCTGAGAGGGCGGAAGTGTGGCGTTTTTTGCATCCTGCGCTGCTGGGGTTGTCCACATCATGGCGACCTGCGACAGGCGCATGAAACTTTGTTCGCCGTCCGCTGCGACGTGGCGGTAAGTGCCGTTTTGGGTCATCACCGCTGTCTTCGATGGCTGGCGGTTGGTTGTATCGCCCGCCGTCGGCGTAGGCCACGCAAAACCATCGCTCACGTTTGTGAGGCGCTCCGGCTGCGGATGCTGATAGAGTGCCTGCGCGTCCCACGTAACCCATTTCGCGCAGGTCGTTAATAACTGTGAGGGCGTAAGCAGGCCGGGTTTCCCCGTTATCCAGTCGAGTTGCGCTGAGTATTCCGGGAACGTTTTCCAGCAACACGACTCTTGGTCGTAGCTCGCCGATAATTCGGGCAAGCTCAGGCCAGAGATTCCGGCTATCATCAACGCCTTTTCTGCTGCCGGAAACGGAATGCGGCTGGCAAGGGAATCCGCCGAATATGAGATCGACGGTTGGGAGGTTGTGTCTTCCCACGTCTCGAACATCGGCAAACTGGATTGCGTTGGGATGATGTTGTCTAAGGAGTCGTCTGTTGAATTCATCTATCTCCACCTGTACTAAAACATCAAATCCGGCCGCTTCCGCCGCAATATCCAAACCGCCGATGCCACCAGAGAACAATGAAATAGCTGTAAGTCGCTGGCTTGCCATAAGCACGTTTCTCCAAACCTATAAATCGCCTTAATCAATCATAACCGTCGCAACATCGGACGCACGAATCGGGATCCCATGTTCCATCGCAGTAAGCACTTCATCCGCCAGCATGACGTGCTTACGGCAATAATGCGCCACGACGCGGGCGATCTGCTCCTGCGATAGTGATGCCGCGTCGATCAAATAAACAAGTTGTGGCGCATCCTCATGCGGCAAGTCACAAACCGTCGCATGAGGATTAATCACCTGTAAATCAAGCGTCCCGAAAACCGCCTTGCATGTCTCTGCCTTCGGGCTGTCTTCGTCAACGATAATTCGATACATTGGAATCACCCCACCACACTATTCATCTCGTCAGCAATTACCCCAAAAAACGCCCACAGTTCGGTAATCTGCGTATCCATAGCTTCCATCATCGCCGTCTGAATATCGCCCAGTTTCGTTTGCAGCGCCTCCGTTGCATCATCCTCCCGCGCCGCCCACGCCTCCAACTCGTCCCGCGTCACGTTTTGCAGCCAACCCGCATCATCCACCAGCGACTCCTCCGTGAAAAAATGCCGCAGTAGCGACATGCCAGCCTTAAACTCGCGCTGATGAATTTCCCCCAACCGCCGCGCCCCTTGCTCCCCGCCGCCGTGAGTGACTAGGGTATATTGC